GTCTTTATTATCACCACCATTTTTCATTCTTGAGTAGTGTCTCATATTTTCTAACCAAGCTAATCCGGGTTCTCCATTATTATTAATTCTTTTACATATATCAGTATAATCCATACCAAGTTCTGCAAATACTGAATTGTTTGATGTCCAACCAAATTGGTCTCTATGTGGATTTACTTTATAATTCTTTAAATCTAAGTATTCTTCGTTATCTGGTTCACCGAATACAATTTCTGCTGTTCGTCTGACATTACCTGCTACAACACATTTACCAATCAGATTCATTATATCTACAATTGTTGTTATTGTTATTGGATTTCCTGAATTGTTTTCTAATACATTTCTAATGTCTTCGTGGACTTCTTTTAGAGGTTCAGGTCCTGAACTTACACCACCGAAACCTTTAATCGGTTCTCCTTCAAGTCTTATTTGATTATAATCAAACTCTACGTGAGCAGTTCCGAGAAAGTAACTCTCTAATAATAAACGAAGTGATTCAACCCAACCTTCACGAGTATCAGGTATCATATAAATTTCTTCGTTTCTATCTCTATTTACACCCTTTACTATAATCTCTCCAGCACCTTTGGTATCGAATCCTACTCCTACACCTAACATTGATGCATCCATTAGAAAACAGAATGGTTTAGCATAATCTTCTTTTAGTGTTTTTGTTGATACGAATGCACAATTATTTAGAGCTGCATATAATTTCTTTTCTTCTGTGATTGCTGTTCCCATTGCCCACAAACCACGACCTGGAGGTAAGAATTTCATATTAAAAATTCTTTCGTACATTTCTTGTGCAGACTTTTGACCTTGCCAAGGATTCCAACCTAATTGATGTGATTCAATATGATGTTTTTGCATAGAGTATGTTCCCTCTACGACTCGTTGTACTGTTTCCCACCATCTTTCATTTTTACCGTCAGCTTTAATACGAGAATATGTTCTCATATAAACTAATTCACCTAATCCATTAAAACCAAAGGGTGGTTTTTTTCTTTTGTATTTATCAATAAACTTTTCGGATAACTTAAATTTTTCCATTAACCTGAACTCCTTGTAATCTTATTCCCGTAACAAACATAAATATAATATATACTAAACTTAATTTAAGATTTATTCAAATCCTTCAATATTTTTTTCCATATCTTTATATTTGTTTGCCAATTCTTTTCTTAAAAACTCTTCGCTATTATTCATCTTACCTTGTACATTTTTTCCAAACTGACTACTACCTTCAAATATTTGAACTTGGCCAATATTTGTGTTTATTGTAGCTGGATACGTAACACCATCAATTCCAAATCTATTTTTTATTACGTGAAATCTACCTGTATTAGCAATCTTATCTTCTACTTTTCTACTCATACTCATAACAAAGTCAGCAGTCATAACTTTACTATAATCTTCTGCAACCTTATCAGCCCCAATTACATCTTCTTCGAGAGCTGAACGATTAGCTTGAGAAGCTGTCCATATTGGTATTTCTAATTCACCAGCTAACCCTCTTAAATCTTCATAGATAGTTCCTATAGCGTGTCTCTTCTCTCTAAAGTTTCCTGTAGGCATTAGTATATCAGCATAATCAACTATTACCATATCTGGTTTATCACCACTTATTTCAATCTGTTTTAAATGAGAACTGATTGTTTGTACACTAGCACCTTTAGTTGGAAAGTACTTGATTAGTAATTTACCTGGAAGTTTTGATAATTTAGCTTGTACATCGTCTTTATAATATTTTATATTAGCAGTAGTAACTCCTGTAAATATAGAGTCATATCGTAAACCGACATAATTTTCATTTAACTCTAAAGTGTAATGAATTATCGTTTTACCCTCTTTTAACGCTCCAGCACCTAATGCTTGTAATGTCCAAGATTTACCAATACCAGCAGGAGCAACAATCACTCCAAGTTCACCGTGACCTAAACCACCATCCATTATATCATTAACTACATCCCACGGTGTTTTAACTGTTACTCTGGCTGATTCTGCAAGTCGTGTTTCTAATGATACAATATAATCGTGTCCTAAATCTCGTGTAGTACCAGCTTTCATAGCCTCATCTATAATAGATTTTATACCATCATAATCGTGTCGTTCTAATAAATCAACAGATTCAAGTATAGCACCTTTTAATGTTTGATTTTTACAAAAGTCAAGTGTTTCTGATTGTACAAATTCTAAATCTGTAGCTTCTATGTTTTTCCAAACTTCTCTTAACTTATCTACTACACCCGATTTAAGTACATCATTGTCTATTTCATCTATCTTATATTTAATAACTTCAAGTGTAGGTTGTTTTTTATACTCATAATAATAATCTCGTACAGCTTTAACTAACCACTTATTAGAATCTGAATCAAACATAGATGGTTCTAATATATCACTAATAGTTTGTATAAACTTTACGTCACTTAGTAAAGCAGCAATAATTTTAGATTGAAAGGACGTTCCGAATTGTGTTAAAGTTTCACTCATATGTTTTTTCTGCGTAGTGATTTAACTGATTGAAATTGGTAAGTAACCAACTATCAAGATTTGGAAGTGCTGAATATAACTTATCTTCTAAAAACATTTTTTGAAATTGAAATTTGATTAACTTATTAATAGGTTGCCTGGTTCTATCAAGTATTTTTGTTTTTGTTGAGGCTGATATGTGTACGTCTGATAATTGCATTAGTTTGTAATTTAATTCTATAACATCTTTTGATTCTGGTAATTCAGTAATAATTTCATCTATATTAACTATACGGTTTTCTTTCAAAAACGGCAATTTTTTTTGTATAGTTTTTAAACCTAAGCCTTTTACACCTTTTATGTTATCTGATTTATCACCGTCTAATACTCTATACCAAATAAGATTATGAGATGATATACCAAATTCATCTAATACAGCCTGTTCATCGTATATTTTCTTTTTAGTAGGGCTCCATATTTTTATTCTACCATTAGCTAATTGAAGAAAATCTTTATCTGTAGACATAACTGTAATTTCAGATTCAGTAAGAACTTGTCTACATAAATATCCTATAGTATCGTCAGCTTCAATATTATCGTATGACATTACAGTTACAGGAAGATTATCTAAATACTCAACAATACGTTGCAATTGCATAATCATATTTTGTTTCTCATCTTCTGGAGAAGCGAAATCATATGAACGATTTACTCTATACTTTGTTTTTCTTTTTGCTTTATAGTCTGGATAAAGTTTACGACGGTGTTTAGACCCACCTTTACCATCAAATACTATGATGACACGAGTAGGTCTAAACATATTTATAGTGTAACCAATACTTCTTAGAAAACCTACTATTCCACCAACGTGAATACCATCATCGTTAGTAGTTGGTATAACTGAAAATACTCTTATGAAAGTATTTAAGCCATCTATTATCAGTACTTTATCGTTAGGTTTACCGTCATCTAAAGAGCCACCTTTTTTCTTTATCTCTTCGAATATAGAAAGATATTTTTCATTACTCACTATGTTCCTCTTCCACTACTACATCATCAATACCGAAATTCTTTTCATATTTAAGAATTACTTTATCACAAATTAAGTTGTAGCAGTGTTCTCTAAACTTCACATCTTTGAGTTGTTCACTCCAATCTTTAGATTGAAACTTAAGCTCTTTACCAACGTGATTATCCATGGTATACCACGCACCACCTTGTTTCACTAAGTTATGTTCTTTCATAACTTTTAACCAACTACCATCATCATCAATTCCTGATTCAAAGTAAAGTTCAAAATCAGCATGTCTCATAGGAGGTCCAAGTCTATTCTTAATGACTTGAGCTCTCATTTTCATACCAATATTGTTATTCTTTTTATCTTTAATTTGACCAAGATTTTTTAATCTGATACGTGTTGATGCGTGAAATGGTAATGCTTTACCACCACTCGTAGTCCACGGGTCTCCGAACATAACTCCGAGTTTTTGTCTGAGTTGATTTGTAAACACAAGAGCAATCTTTTGTCTACCAATCATTTGAGTAATCTTTCTCATAGCTTTTGATAGAATGATTGCTTTACTTGTAGCCCAACCATCTTTATCAAACTCAGCTTCTAACTCTACTTTAGTTGTTGCAGCTGCAAGTGAATCTACAAGAATGGTTACTAACCTATCTTTATCTGATTCTCTTACTTTAGCAACAATCTCTTCTATTGCTGAAAAGATATCTTCTACTGTTTCTAAATGTAGATATAACATATTGTTTACGTCTACACCAATAGACTCTAAAAACTCTTTACTAACTGCAGTTTCTGTATCAACGTATACAGCAACTCCACCCTTCTTTTGAGTTTCAGCTAACATATGAGCTCCAAGTAGAGATTTACCACTTGATTCTAACCCATTGATTTCTGTAATTCTACCTACAGCAATTCCACCGTTGGGTTTATTGGCAATTGCCAAATCCAACATAGAACTACCGGTTGAAATAAAATCTTTTATATCTGTAGGTGTAGTATCAGTACCATCTAAGAAATAAGCGACTTTCATATCTTTGAACTGCTTATTAATGGTATCAGCTAAAACACCAGCCAATTCGTCTCTTGTTGACATAGAATCTCCTATATTTATAG